TGCTTTTCCTTTAATATCCTTTTTAGGATTATAATCTGCAGGATCCATTCTTATTTCATCAGCAAATTTAGGATCATTTTGCATTTTTTTGTAATCGTCAATATATCTTTTTGCTAATTGTATTGCAATTTTTTTATTTTTGATATAATCAGGTGTTGGTTTAAATGCAGCTGATTTTTCTTGATCTAGGCCGTCTGCAACTCTCGATGCAAAATTCGCTATTCTATCTTCTTCGCCTGTTTTGGTCAACATCCTTTCTGCAATGTCTGACATAATAGAACTTAACATTGTGTTTTTGTCTTTGAATTTTGTTGCAGTAAGCAATTTATCTGCGGATGGATCTTTTCTTAACACTAGTTTATTTTCTGGATCAGTCAAGAAACTTGTTACAATGCCACCATGATCCACTGGTGGTTCAATAGGAGCATCAATTGGCTCATCTCCTGGCTCTAATTCTGCTACTGGTTGTTCTTCTTCAACAGGCTTTTCTATTTCACTCATAATTCTATGAATAATTGGAAGTGCATCTTCAACTCTTGAATCTAAATTTTTCATCGTAAATTTGTCTTTGTAAGTGTTTGCAGTTTCATCATCTAGTACAACTTCGTCTGCTGTTTTAAAATCCTTTGATGCTGTGTCGTAGTGTCCTTGTTTTGATAAATTTCTCATGTATTCTCTTAAATTTTCTAATTTTAATTTTGTTTGTTCAATTATGTCGCCTGCATTATCATTTAATTGATCTTTATTAGAAACAAATCTTGAGAATGAATTTAATTTGGCAATGTCTTCCGATGTTTGTATAATATGTTGACCAAATTCATCATGTGGTCTACCACCATTTGCCACATGTCTGGTCATTGCTCTAGCACCCGCTAGATGAGTCAATGGATATTTGAATCTTTCACCATCTTCATTTTCAATGTATAATGATTGTATCTGTCTTGATCTTGCACCAGGAACGTTTTCATCAACTGATCCTGTGTGTCTAATAATAAGTCTTGTTTTATCTAAGTTTTCGTATGAACGTCTTGCTGTACCCGTTAGGCCTTCGTTCACTCCTGCTAATTCTGTTATTCTTGCTAGTTCTTCTGACATCTCATCAGTATTTACCGTTTTGTTCGTATCTGCAATATTTTGATAATCCTGTTTTGTTAGGTTTGATTTAGTAATATCTCTTACGTCAAAACGCAAACTGTGTTCTACAGCAAAATCCTTCATTTCTTTCAAAAACGCATACCATTCATCTTTACTGTCCTCATCAATTTTGTCTACCAAATCACGGTTGTAGAATACTTTCATGTTTTCACCATCAGCTATACTAACGCTAACAGAGCCAAAAGTGTCAGAATCTGGTTGGAATTCAAATTCAAAGAAAACAGCTTGGCTTGGATCGGCTGTCGCTCCACCACTTTTGTCACCTATTTTAATATTAGAAAACTGTGATCTAATTTTGTTGAATAAGTCTTGTGATGTTTTTGGATTCATATAGTGTATTTATTATCCGTAGAAGTTTCCAAATATAGGCATTGGTGTGGTCATTTCACTTGATCTATCTGTCCATTTCTCGAATATTTTAGGGTCAAAATCAGCTAAAACTTTCATCATTCGTGTCATTAGTAAGCAAGAGCTAACTAAATCATCATGCTGTCCTGGTTTTGCCTTGTAGCTTAGGCCTGTGGCTACAAAATCCTTCATTTCACTGATCAATAGCTGTGAATTTATTTTCATTTTGCCACCTTCTACTAGTTCCTTAAATTTAGTGCATGCATCTATCTTATGTTTAGCTGTTGTATTGAAGCCTCTTCTAAATTTACGCCTGTGTCCTTTTCTTATAGGCTCGCTAAGAAACATACCCATTATGTTTTCTTCTCCAATATCCATTACCCTCATAAGTGCGGCTTCGCCAATTGTATTGTTTTCCATTGAATAAAAAATTTGTGGTGATGCACTAGAATCTTTTTCAATAATAGAATCATGAATATGTTTATTAATACCTTGCAATATTCGCACTTGTTGATTCATAGGTGTCATGTTATGATGCCATTCTCCCACTTGTTCAAATGTTGGTAGTTCAAATACTTGTATTGCAGCATAGTCACCACCTGTACCCATACTTGGATCAAGGCTAGTGAGATATGTATGACCAGGAGTAGGACGTTTGAACCAACGCACCTGTCCTGTGGTTTCGACCGGCGCAACTCCCTCCATATCTGCAAGCACTAAACTTGATATTAATGTTTCATCAAATATTAAAAATTCACACTCATGCTCTCTTCTAAATCTTTCTTCACCAATTCTTGATCTTTCTGTCTCAGCCCATGCTTCATCTCTGTCAGGATGTTCTGACCAATGAGCTTTCATGGCATAAAAGCCATTAGTACCTACTGTTTTGTCATTACCATATTCGTCAAATCTTTTATTTGCTTCTTTCCAAATCATTGCAAATTGATCTTCGTCACTATTTGGTGTGGACGTAATTAAACACTTACCTCCGGTTGATAGTGTTGGTGATAGTGATGTCCAAAACTCTTTGGCTTTTTCAGGTGGTTGAACAAATGCAAACTCATCACAGTATATCATTGTTAAGGACATACCTCTACCTGTGTTTTCTGTTGTGGTAGTTGCCATTATTTTTGAGCCGTTGTCAAATTCAATGCTGTTTCTATTGTATTGTGTTACACCTGCTTTTATCCAACTTGGCAACATTTCATATGCATATCTTACTCTTGACATGATATCAGATGCACCTGCATATTTGTGGGCCGCAATCAAGATTTGTGAGTCTGGTTTAAACATGGCATACCATATAAGATATCCTGATGCACACGTAGTTTTTCCTGTTTGTCTAGGCAACATTGAAATACTAAATCTATGGCTGTTGTAAGCCTCAATTAATCGTCTTTGATATGGATAAGGTTCAAAAGGCAATTCTCCTTTTGTTGGATGTTGTATCTTCATGAAAGTTTCCATAAAGTACAATGGACCTGTTTTTGGATCCATACACTTTTCTAATTGTATAACTTGTTCTTTGGTATACTTGTGTCTTTTATGCGCCTTTTTAATTTGGTCGCTATCTAATGATACATACGCCATAGTGTATTATTTAATGGGATAAGTGTCTTAGGAAAAGTAACTTATTTGTCTTTACGGCTAGCCATTGCTTTTTTAATTGCAATGTCTCTAGACTTCAAATAATCTTTTGAATCTATATCACCGTCTTTATCGTGATCTGTGCCTTGCTTTTCAGCAACTTTAGCTGCATCTTGATAAGACTGTTTGAAACTCTCGTATTGTGTTCTTAAACTTGTAGCCAATTCTTGTTCTGTGATCTTGTCTTCAACAGCCATTGGGTTATCTCCAGGATGTTCTTTTCTAAATTGTTGTTTTTGTCTGTTTAAGCCACCTGATTGTACATTAACTAAATTGTCAGTGTCTAAAGTTTTTGGCAAATCTCTTTCAGCTGCTTTTTCTGAATTTGCAAAATTTTCTTCAGCTTTTTCCATGTCTGGCTTCATGACCATTTGCTTATACATGCTCATTTCATCACCTGGAGTATCCATTTGCTTATTCAATCCACCTGGATCCATTTGTGAACCGTGTTCTGGCTCCATTTCAGGTTTGTCCATACCCATCATTTTTGCATCAACAGGTTGTAGTCCCGCCATTTTTAAAATTTGCATCAACATACTAGCCTCTTGTGGAGAGTCAGTTGTGATGTGCATATCTTCTTTTACGTCTTTTTTATCTTTTGTTTCCATGGTATTTGTATTTATATCCTCTCCTGTGTATTTTTGGTCGCCGTCGTCATCAAATTTATCATCGATCATTTTAGCCGCAGTTTCTAGTTCATAGCTCTTTGGCATAGAAGCTTTTTTTGCTTTGTCCATTAAATCTTGAATGACCATTCTTTTTGGCATTTTTAAATCACCGTCGTCATTTACATAGTCGCCAATTGCTTCTTCTGCACCAATGTTGATATCAGACATACCTTCGTTTGTATTTTTGTCATCCTTCATTGCTTGTTTTGTGGCTGTTGCATACATTACTGCATCAGCATCTTTACCGTATCTTTTTTTGAATCCTGCTTTATCTTTCTTCATACTTTTTACAATTTTTTCTCTTTTTCCCATTTCTCCTTTGGTCATAGATCTGCCTGTAGTAGTATGTTCGCCACCATGCTTTTCCGTGATCTCACGTTGAGAGATTTCATTTAACCTCTTCATTACGTCAATCATTTCCATTATCTTTTTACCTTTGGCTGTCTAAATTTGTAATGTGATGCTGGATCTGGATTGCCTTTTACTGGTGCTTTTCCTGTGTTGATTGGAGATGGAGCTGGATTTTCTTCAACCTTACTTTGTAGTTCTTGTTCAGGTTTTGGTTTTTCAGCATATTCTATATCTTTTTTGTTTTTCATCAACTCTTTTAACAAGCTCATGTTTGCTTCTGATGAATGAAATTCTTCTGCTTTTACTTTTGGCGAATCTGACATTTCTATATCTTGTAATTTATTTTTGTATTCTGAATTTTTTGCAACTTGCATTTGTTCTTGATACTCTTCTGTAGGTTCACCTGGCTTTCTCACCACGATATGTGTTTGAGGCACATTCATATAAGTGCCAATATACTCTTGCATCTCTCTCGTCGTTGCTGGATAGTTGGTAGTTACATCAAATATAGTAACTGATTCGTTACTTAGATATGGAAAGTCTAAAGGCATTGTCATAATTGGTGTTTTTTTGCCTGCTGACATTTTTGATACTTCAAATTTTTGCAGTGCAGTCTCTAATTTATTGTTAAAACCTTTATCCAGTTCGCCTGCAACTTTAATTTTGTAGTCATATGACTTTACTGATTCTGCTAGATATTCTTTAAACGTGCTCATACGCAATATTTAGTCTTTTTTAAGTAGTTTCTTCATTAAATCGTTACGATCAGATATTACAAATCCTTCGCTTTCTTCTACAGGACCCATGTCTTTATCGCCCGTTTGATCTATTTTCATTTTTTTAAGTTGTAATTCTACCATTTTAAGTTTTTTGTCAATTTTATTAGATTTTGCATCAATAGCATTTCGAAGCATGGTACTTGCAACCTCAAATATACGTCCTGAATATCGAGAGTCAACATTCATTCCTAGGTCCATTAGGTTTTTGTAGCTTTCTTCTGCCTCAACTGCTAGTTTGTCTAACTCTAAATCTGACAATTCACCAAGGCCTTTTACTTGTGGCAATGCAGCCGCAACTTTATCAAATTCTGCATAACTTTTTTGTAAATTTTTATGTGTTTCTGGATCAAGGTTTTTAGGCTTACCATTTGCTACCTCTTTACTTTCTTTTGCTTTTTCCTTAGCATCAACCTGTTTAAAGGCTTCTTTGACATTTGGTAAATTTAAAATATCTTCAAGTTTTTTTGTCATGTTTTTATTTACTTACGAGTACCGTTATGGAAAAGTTGTTCTTCTGACAACACTCTAAATCTGATTCTGTTTTGTTTGGCATAGGCATTGGCAGCTTCCCATTTGGCCATGTTTATTACTGCTTGTTTTTTCTTTGCTGTGCTTTTTCCAGCATCAACTATGCTTGTTTGAGATTTTGGTTTCACCTCAATCAACTCTGCATTCTTTCTTCCATTTTTATCTATGTATACCACAAAAAAATCAGGAACGTATACTGTGTACTTTCCTGTAAATGGGTGTCTGTAAGGAATCTTGATTGACTCACTTGCCCACTTTGCTACGTTAGGATGTTCATCGCATAAACGCATAAATGTTTGCTCCCAACTAGATCTGTAGGTTGGAGTTTTCAGACCAATATATTTTTCTGAATTTTTTGGAGTAAATTTTCCTTTGGCAAATCGAGGTAACATTAGTCTAGTATATTTCTAGACACAGTCTCCTTTGTTGTAAGAGTTTGTCTTACACCTAATCTGCTAGACTTGTATCTGTTAGCATTTAAAATAATTGTTATTAATTCAGATAATTGTGCTGGTGAGGCATAGGTCAATTGGTCTAGTATACTTTGTGGACTAACATTATCAATTTTGGCCTGAGCTAGAATTACATAGGCAGTTGATTCTGCAGAAGTTCTTCCGAAGCCACGATTGACAAAAAAGCCAATAGCAGCATCGTACTCTCCTGCATTGAATTCGTAATTTGTTTGGTATGATGTTGTTGTAAGTTCAGTAATTGTTTTTTCAAGTGCGTCTTGATCTTTTGGTGGTAAGTTCGTATAAAACTCTGTGCCGCCACCTGCTGAACCTCCGCTGTATTGTCCTGCCATTATAGGTTTGCCTTTTCTACTGTGATGTTTACATCTTGTGAATCTCTAAAAATTCTTATATAACCTTCTGTCACAAGTTTTCTGACGTTTGTAATTGTTTTACTTCGATACACTGTTTTAATAGCATCAGATGATCCTGTGTATTCTACGTCACTTTCTGCTACAGTCAATCCTTTACGTGATCCAATGTCCTTATAGTATATTCCAGCGGCAACTTGATCACGGATTGTTTCGTTTGTGTTCACCAAGTTGTAAGTTTCGTCTGCAGTCAAATATATTGCTGGATCTAAAGGAATATTGTTAAGTTGTGTCTGTAATTGGCCAGTATTGTTATCTACTGTACCTTTTGGCTGTGCCCTGTTTAATTCTTTACCAGCTTTTCCTAATGCAAAAGCTTGTATTAGTCCTAATTCAACTGGTCTATCTGTTTTAATATTTTGTATTCCTTTTTTAGTAAGGCCTTTTAGTTCGTCTTTTACATTTTGTTTTTTTACTTTTTTCAAATTATTATAGGTATTTGAAGCCCCGATTAAGGCTCCCAAAAAGTTTCCTTTCCGTGCCTCTGTAATAGCAGAAGAAATACCACCAACAATACCTCCTGGGCCAAAAATTGTATTTGATCCACGTCCAAACACCGACAACGGTGAAGGTTCATTATCGTAATTCACTTTTGCAAAACCTCTATCTTTAACCACGTCAATCGTGCCTGATTTATACAAAACAGTTTCATAGAATATTTGCATTGTGTTTGACATAATACCTGTGCCGTCGGCATGGTCAACATTGTCATGGCTGAATGATCCAATAGTTGGATTAATTAAAGTCATTGATGTAAATTCTTTTTTACGTAATACAAATATTTCTATCATTTCTAGATATGGAACGCCCCTTTTTTTAGGCGTATCCAAACCAAATTTTGTATTTTGTCTACGTTCATTATCAATAGCATTATACTGTGAATCTTTTTCTAATTTACTTTTTACGCCTTCATCACTTGTAATTAAATTTGAATCTGCTATATTGTATTCGTAATATTTTTTCCAGAATGCATTTACAATATCTGCATTATCATCATGAAAAGTAATGTTCACAGGTTCGTATTGTATTCTTGTTGCTGCATACATTTTTTTATTGTATTGAATTTTTTCTTCTAGGTTAAAGCCATACCTTGGCAGATCACAAGATTTTACCAAAGTGTTAAGTTGATATTTTTCTGCCTGACTAAATCCTTTTTCCATAAGGCCTTCATTTAATGAGAAAACTACATGAAATAAAAATTTTTGTTTAGGTGCTAATTTAAAATTATCGTCTAGAAACAGCCTTGTAGCATGTCTATAATCTTTTAGACCTGGTAGGTTATTTTGAAACCCTTTTAAGAAATTGTTTATACTTGGCATACTGTTATTTATAGCCACAAAAAAAGCGCCGTTAAAGACGCTTTCCCTGTATTATAAATGCAACGAATGTATATTATTGACCACCACCTGTACTTAGAGTACCAATTGTTCTAGCCACTGCTGTGCCTAGTCCTGTGCCTTGTGGTGTCTGCACTGCGTTGTCGTATCTCACTGTCAACGTGATTGTTGCTGGTTCTGATGTGTTGTATGCTAGCGTATTGTAGTTTACGTTTTCTATGTATGCACCATACAATTCAAATGTTTCTAGTACTGTTGGTGTGCTTGCGCCGTTACCACCATCTAGCATTTCAATTCTGCCTGTGAATTTGTAATCTATACCAGATGCCGCTGAACTTTGTTCAAAGAAATCAAATTGTTTCTGTATCTGTTCACCAACTAATTTAGTGACTGAGTTGTTTACATCATCTCTTAAATTAATTGTAATTGCTTCCCAAGTATGTTTACCTGCAATGTATACTCTTGAGTTGTAAACATCTAGTGTTACTTGATCAAAAGATAATTGCGGTCTTGTTATGTCTATAACCTGTTTTGTAAGTTCTGATCTTGGTGTTGATACTCCAAAATTCTCCAGTATTGCTCTAAAACGATACTGTAGTTTTGGCATCAATAGGCCTTGTGATGCTGAACTTTGATCGTTTGCTAAAGGTACTGTAAATTTTGATAATGTTGATATTGCCATCTGTTTCTCCTATTTATCGAAAATTAGTTCCCTAATTTTGCAATTTCTCCTGTGTTTTTAATTCTTAACGGTATGAAGATAAATTCTACTGATTTTACAGGTTCAATCGCTATATCTACATACAGTTCATTTCTGTCAATTCTTGTAGATGTGTTGTTTGTATCATCACAAACTACCAAGAAGTCATTTAACGCTCTTTGTCCAACAAGTTCTAACAAGAATGAGTCAATTGCACCTTTAATTTCATTTCTTGTAAGCTCATCATTTGGTTCAAAAATAAATGGTTTCGCAATTGCATCTAGTTGACTTCTTAAAAAGACAGTTAATCTTGAAACGTTTATTCTATCTAGTGCTGACGTTGCTGATGTCTTTGTTAAGTTACCAAAGTTTACTATTCCTGCTCCTGCAAAGAAAGTAATTGGATTTATTTGTACAGTATGCATTGTATCACGTATTGATTCTGTTACACTGATTGTTTCGAACTCACCTTCGCTATTGATGAACCCAACCGCTGTGGCATTGTCAACAACACCACGTCTTGTACCAGCTGGTGCAAACCATGGAAATGCTAGTTCGTCATTATTAGCAAATGTTCTTATCATCATGTGACTTGGCGGAACAACAATTGTGTTTCCAGTATTGTCTGTTGTTTGTCCTGAAGGATAAAACATTCCTAATAAATCACTTGATGATACTAGACCGTTTTCGTCATTGTCGGTTGAACTAGCTGTGTTGTTAGCATAATTTTGAATTGCTGTAGCTGTTCCTTCAAGTCTAAATGGCGTATCTCCAATTATGAAAGATGTGTTGTTTCTGTCTGTGTTCAAGTTAATCATGTTTTGAATCAGTTCAGGATAACCTGGAGTAGCTAGTACATTGTAAGCTCTTTGATCTTCTCTGATAGCTTGGTTAGTATCAATTTCTGATTTTAGTTGTTGCACAACCACTTTTCTTTGTGCTTTTCTTCCAAAAGTACCTGAACCATCTGCGTTGTTACCAGATTTTGTTACCCATCTATCAGGATAATATCCTACAACACTTTCATTACTTGCTCTAACGTTTCCTAATCCACTTGAACCTGAGCCTGGATATTTTGTAGTGTTGATGTAATCGTTTTTATATTCTTTTACATTGTATCCAGAACGTCTAGTGTTGTACAACAAAATACCTTGTGGGAAGTTTGCTGGATCTGGGGCATCTGGATCTAAGAAGCCGTCTGTCAATAAATCTTTAATTGTACTGAATGCTCCTGCTCCTGTGTTTCCTTGTGCTGATTTTTCTGCTGTTGTGTGTAATCTTGCGTCTGCAAAAACTACACCATCTTCAGTAGTTTGATCTGCTTTGTCAACTAATTCAAATGCCGCGCCAGTTGTTGTAACTGCTACTTGATTTGATGTATTTGTTGAACTTAAAGTTGCCGCAGTATTATATCTGTATAGTTTTGGATAGTTTTCAAGATCACTTGTGTCAATCCATAAGTCATTGTTCACCAAAGGTGTGCCATCTGACTGTGTAGTTGGTGCAGTTGCACTAAACTGTGGACCATTTGGATCTGTAGCTGAATAGTATGTTTTATATCCAACAAATGTTGTTCCGTTGTGTACCATTATGTCTGCTTCGTCTATTGAAGTATCAAACCATAATGTGCCGTCTGCTGGTTCATTGGTTGGTGCACTTGTTGATGCTGTGTAACTTAATCTTTTAAAGTTACTTGCCATTATTTCATTTCCAGTAGTTGAATCTTCTGAATCTCCAGAAGGAACAATGTATAAGTTATCAATTAAAGTTGTTGAATTTGCCGTGAATGTACCATATGCGTGTGCTGTTGATGTACTAAAGCCTGCATCAGCCAACGGTGTACCACTTAGGTCATTCATTCTAAATTCACCACCTAGTTTGTGTTTGATTGATATTGCGCCTTTAAACTCTCCGCTTGTTAAAACGGATGCTTCTAGGTTTGTAAAGCCTGCATTTCCAAATGCAGTTACAAAGTCTTCTGCATCACCTAAAGTAGAACCATCACCTGATATCATAGTCACTGTTTTTGCAGTGTCTAATGCTTCAGTATTTTTCAACGATTCTTGAACAGTAAATGTTTCATTTGCTGTAAAACTTGGTTGTGTAGTTTTAGATGTGATTATAGTTTCGCCACCTTCGTATCTAAACAATTGGAAGTCACCTTGGTTAACTGTTGTGTCAGCCGCGTCAACTGTAGCGTTATTTTCTGTAACGTTAAATTGTGTGTACAAAGTACCAGCTGCAATACTTGTTCCACCGTTTGATGGATCAAGATTGAATATTGCAGAATGATTTGTTGCAAATAATGGTGCTGCCACTGTTGAGAAACTACCAGCTGCTGTGCTGTATAGTTTTGCTACAATGCTTGCTCCTGAATTTGCTGAAGTAGTTTTGAACCAAACTGAACCTGTTGGTCTGTTTTCGTCTGCTGTTTTCCAAGTTGGTGCACTTGTGTGTTTTGCTTGTAAAAATTTAGCACCGTTTTTGACACCTGAAGATATTCCTAATGAAGCAAGTAATCCTGTTCCTTCGTCAAATCTTATAGTGTTATTTCCAGCTGTTGAGTCTCCTGTTCTTAGACCATTGTGGAATATTTCTAAATTTCCTGTGACTGAATCTACTGCTGCTGTAACTCCTGGTGAGTTAGCAGTGTTAATTGCTGTAGCAACATTTGATAATGCAGTACCACCTGTGGTTACAGTTGTACCGTTAATGACCATTGTGTGACCATTTGTTACTGTTGTTCCTGATGCAACAGTAACAACCGGATGTGAATTATGCCATGCCGCAGTTCCTAAATTTGCCCACTCGTTGCTATCGTTTTTGAAATATATTTTGTTAGTAACGTGTGTTGTGTTTATTGCATAGTCACCTTGTGAACCAATTGATGTTTTTGGTGCACCTGTTGTTGCGTTACCTACCAGGTCAGTAACCGACGTAATTAAAATTGGTGTTTTTGCTGTAAATTTTTGATCAGTTTGTGACCACTCGAAGATACCATATACGCTTGATGCAAGGTCAAACCAATATGTGCCATCGTTTGGACGTGCAGTTGGAGGATTTGCACTTCCAACTAAATCTGTTAAATTTACATTAGCTCTTAAGACATAAGCTCTGTTAGCAAGTCCTAAGAAACTGTAAGCTGCTTGTAAGCCATATTCATTTAGTTCATAACCATTTAATGAATTGCCTGAAGCATCTGTGTAGAATTTTGGATCTCCAAAAGTCTCTGTTAATTCTCTTTGTGATGAAATAAGGTAAACTGTGTTAGCATTTGCAGTTTGTGTTCCTGCTGCTGTGCCGTCACCTGCTCCGTTATCTTTATCTTGTCCTGATGCTACTATAAAAAGAGGTGTTGTACCCGCATCTGATGGTACGTAAAAACTTTCATTTATTACACTTACCTCTACTCCTGGTGATGTTAATGCCATTGTCCGTATTCTCCTTGCAAAAATTTACGTATACCTTTGTATTTAGTGATTAATGACGTTTTAATGGTAAATTGATCACATTCTTAGGTCCCTATATAGGTAACGTAAATAGCTTATATGAACAAAATTGCAAGACCTTTGTGTAAAAGCTGTAAGGCTAGGCCAAGAGCCTATGCATATAAAAAAGAGTCAAAAATATACTGGCGTAGTCTTTGTGATAGGTGCAATAGGATCAAAGCAAAAAAAAATGTGGGTGGAGTTACTAGACTAGAACGTTCAGGATATCGCAAACGCAAAATGTGTGAATTGTGCGGATTCAAAGCACAAGATAAAATACAACTAGACGTGTATTTTGTTGATGGTAATCTTAGAAATGTGAAAGAATCAAATTTGAAAACGGTTTGCGCCAACTGTCAAAGACTCGGCGGTGTGCGAAAGCTTGGATGGCGTGTGGGCGATCTTGTTGCTGACGATTAGATCATCAATCTTATTATATAAATCTTCTAGTGTGCCATTGTTGTCTATAGTAATGTCATAATCCTGCTCTAACCAATCCCATTCTGATTGATGTGCACCTTTTTCCTGCATTGCTTTTTTTGTTGGCAGTTCACCACGTTTGACACATACAATAATGCCACCATTTTCTTTGATTGTTTTTATTTCATTTAGGAACCTAGTATCTGAGATTACAGTGTTTTGTCCTTTGTATCTACCCATACAGCTATCAAGCCATATGCCGTCATACATATGTCCTCGCATAACCTCTGTGCCAAAGTGTTGTAATACCCATCTTGGTGTAACACTTTTGCCTAATCTTTGACTCCAAAAAGGATCTGCTTGTTCACGCCAATGTCTGCTAGACACAGTATCACCTTCCAACATGTCTCTATCCCAATTAAACATTGCGGCAACTGCATCTTTTAAACTTTTAGCAAAACTATCTTTAATGTAGCCGTGTTTTTCTACAAGTCTTTCTGCAACTGTATCTTTACCAGAACCTATTAGTCCAACAATTCCTATAAGCATCTATTGATTATACTTTTTTTTGACAGTTTTTTCAAGTATTTTTTTTACAATTTCATACCAGTACACACCACTTGATCTTAACTGTGTGTTTTGCTTCCTAAGCCTATTCAATTTTCTTTTTACATTCGTAAACTTTTTTGCAGTCATGTTTGGATCTGTTGAAAGGTCTGCAATAATTTCATCAATTACAGGGCAACTGTATTCTGGAATTTTAGGGGCACGTGTTCTAAGTTTATATAAGCTTAATTTTTTCATGTATGTTAATTATTTCTAAGACGCTTTTCTATCTCTTTTTTAGCTTCTTTCACAGATTGTAAAATTATTTGTCTCAGGTCTTTTTTGTTTTCTTTGAAAGCATGAATACTTACATTTTCTAAATCTTCAACAACTTGTTCAAGTTCTTCTAAGGTAAGATCTGCATAGGTCTTATACCGGTTTTGTTCTAACATGCCGTTTTTATTTAAAATGATTTTATAATGAATTAACCAATAACAAAACTATGTGGAGTGCCGCCTTCAGCATAATTTCCAATCTCGCTGTCCAATCTTTCCATCTCAGCTAAACCTTGCTGCTTTAATTCAGCACCGTTCAATGTAGTACCACCTTGTGGCCCTGCTATAGTATTAAACTTGCCTCTAGCCTCACCTAACATAATTTTTGAAACTGCTAAAGTGTAATCTCTAATCCAAGGTTTTGCATACACATCCTTAAACAAGGTTATATCTGGTCTAAAGTTATCTGTGTGCATCAATACTGTCTCATTGTCTGCTCTTGGTTTTTGTGTTATTGTTAATTTTTTAGTTGCAACATCATAATGAAATTGAATAAATGAACCAAACAATTTTCCTATCAATTCTTGATAAGATGCAAAAGCAAAATATGTTGCTAGTCCGCCAGTGGCTCCTGCTCTTAAAAGATATGTGTTTGTATAGGCCAAATTGAATGGTTCAAATAATGTTCCACCTTCGCCACCTTCAGTACGCGATCCTACTGTTCTTCTAAATAATTTTCTAACATTAATTACTTCATCAGGCAAGATATATGTGTTGGTATCTTTTTTAAGATCTAAAAAAGCATATGATTCTTCAACTGCATTACTGCTTCTTTGTCTATATCTATCAATTGCCCTTGTAAGCGCCGTTTGATAGTGTTTAGGGTCTAATTCTACGTCAATCATACCCTCCCCGAGATTATTTTTTACATAATCAAATATTTCTTGTTGTCCTGTTTGAAGTTCTGACATACTGATATTTATTGCCTTTGCCTACACAATAAATATGTATGATATGCCAAGATTATCCATTTTTAAGCCTGAAAAAGGTGCAGACCTTTT